TTAACCTGTACTACAACTATCTTCTTGAAAACGGTGTGGGTGAGGATCATATCATAAAAGTTGCTCTTGACGACGATGATAACAAGGAGCTGCGTGATCCCGATAGATTATCTGAATTTTTGCACGTTAAAATCTCGGATGATAAGAATATGTACTATATTTTGCTCGATGAGGTTCAATTCGCTATTTCAGGTGATGAACTTCGCAAAAACGAGCCTATCCGTCTTTACGGTATCCTGAATGGTCTTTTGCGCCGTAACAACGTTGATGTGTATATAACTGGCAGCAATTCTAAATTTCTTTCCTCTGATGTTATGACCGAGTTCCGTGGTAGAGGCGACGAGGTGCGTGTATATCCGCTTTCTTTCTCGGAATTCTTTTCCGTATATGAAGGTGACAAATACGAAGCATTTACCGAATACTCAACCTACGGCGGTCTGCCATTGGTCTTATCTAAAAGGCGTGATGCCGATAAATCCAAATATCTTCGCGATAATCTCAGCGAAACCTACATCAAGGATGTTATCGAACGCCACAATATCCAAGGTGATGTAGTGATGGACACTCTCGTTGAGATTTTAGCTTCCGCAATAGGTTCACTTACCAATCCACCGAAGCTCGCGAAAACCTTCAAAAGCTCACAGATCAATACCACCGAGGTTACCGTTTCAAACTATATTTCCTATTTAACCAACGCTTTTATTATCAACCGTGCGGAAAGATATGACGTTAAAGGACGCAAGTATATTGACAGTCCATTCAAATATTATTTTACCGATATCGGTTTACGAAACGCTGCGCTTAATTTCCGTCAGCAAGAGCGCACTCATATTATGGAGAATATCATATATAATGAGCTTTTGATTCGCGGATATAACGTTGATGTAGGTATCGTTAGTTACAGCGGTAAGACTGCCGATGGTAAGCGTACTACCATTCATTCAGAGGTGGACTTTGTCTGCAACCTCGGAAGTAAGAGATATTATATTCAGTCTGCTTTTGCAATCCCCGACAAAGAAAAAATGGATCAAGAGACTGCTTCACTTGATCACATTGACGATTCGTTTAAGAAGATTATTATCGTCGGTGATATTATCAAGCCTTGGATTAACGAAAAAGGCTATCTCATTATGAGCATTTACGATTTTCTCCTTAAACTTGATAGCTTAGAAATGTAATAGACCGGTCTTGCCTTTTACGCTTACTTGCATCATGTTTGTAAGCGTAAAAGGCAGGTGTGTTCTCGTCGGGCGTTTTCTTTGCTTACAGCGATGCATTTTTTGCGTGTTGAGCGAAGGCTCTTGACTATTTCCTTGATCTATGGTATAATAACGGCAGAAAAAGAATTTATGCGGAGTCGGATTTTCGATTTCCTGATAGCATCCTCATCCCACCAAAACGGGCTTGACCACAGTTTTGACCATCTACGGCTTCGGACTACGTGGAAACAGTGCGAACGAGAGCACCCGAAAGCATCGTTTTTGGACTCAAAAGCCCCGAAAAGCCTTGTAAATCAAGCAAAAAATCGGTGCAGATTTGTTTGGGACGTCGATGCCGCAGGTTCGAATCCTGTCACTCCGACCACAACCGACAAATCCGAACTTTTTTATAATCAAGAAGTCTGTCGGAATTGTCATTGAAATAGAGAGCGTGAGATAATTCCCACGCTCTCTATTTGTTTTAGTTCTGTTTCAGTTCGTGTACGGCACTTTCAATCAGTGCATCAATGGTAGCGGTATCGAGTTTGAAACCTTTATCTTTCAAATACTGAATGACATAGGCTTTCTTTTCCTCACCACGACCTGCACCATTGTAAATCATTTCTGCCGCCTGTACTGCGACCTTAGTCCAAGCCTGAACTTTCTCGAACTTATCTGCATCGAGTTTGTTCTTGAGCCACGGAATAAGGAAAGTGGTAATCAGAGCCACAATCAGAGTAATAACTGCCGATACGATGTTAGTAATGTCAACCATTGTAAATACCTCCTGAATTATAATCATTGAAATTATCGTTGTTAGGTTGTACTTTGTTCGCTTTCATAAGTTTGATGCGATTTTCTACCTTTGCCTTAGAGTAGTAGAAACCTGTGCCGGTTGCCGTTTCTGCGGCGATTGATGGTATGAGGTAAGCAAGCGGAGAGAGGTCATTCGTTCTCCATATCATAATGCAGGTAAAAACAATCACAAAGAGGTTGATTAAACCTGCCACTACCAATATTTTCTTTGAAAACTCCATACCAACTTTCCGTCTGCTTCTCATAAGAACACCTACACTTTCCGAGTATAACTCAGAGAAATCCAACCTGCACCACTCTTGAGCCTACCCCAACCGTTCTTTTCCTCGACAATGGTATAAACTCCCTTGTCTTTGATACACCCGGTAATCGCATAATTAGTTCCTGCACCCTTACGAATGTTTAGAGCCGTAGCGGTCACCTTTACGAGATACGGAACAGACGGAGTTTCCTCTGTCGCACCGAGTTCCCAAATATCAGCCGCATCTACCCATCCGTACACATTCGAGTTACCGCCCTGTTCTCTAATAAGATGGTAGGGATGTTTACCCTTTGCGTAAATAGATGTGACTTTGGCTTTACCACCTCTCGCCTGAACAGGTTTAGTGCTATTGGAACTTGCGTAGTGATACTTACCTGTAAAGGTTACGATGTCACCAACCTTAACGGTCTTAGGTCGTACAACAGGGGTATCGTCCTCGTCCTTTTCCACAACACCAAGTCTTTTATTGACCTCTGCGGCAATCGCAGAATGGCGGTCATACAGATACTTTCCGGGACAAGATTTGTTTGCAAACCATCTATGTACCGTCATATTCTGCTTATCGACCTGACCGATGAGGGACTTGTCCGCTTTCCAAAGCAACTGTTTAATGCCGTTACGCTTACAAATATCAACGCAGAGGTCGATTAGTGCGGCGTATGCCTTGTCCGTAACTGCGTAAGGCTCTGAGGTATCGGATGCAACCTCAATAGTAATTGCTCTTTGGTCGTTGGCGTTTGAGGAACTACACCAAGACCTATTCTTTTCCTCTACATATAGACCGATTTCACCATCGTAACCGATACCATAATTAGAGGATGCTTTTCGAGATGTCGGCTGAAAAATCTCACCAATTCTCTTTGCCGTACACTGACCCACCACACAATGAATTGTGATAGTATCAATGGCGTGAGTCCTTAGCCCTGAGTGATTAGGGCTAAGGATTTTTACTTTTGCAAGAGGACTATTTGTGTATGCCATTGGTTATACCTCCTTTAAGAAACGACTTTCCATTCTTTGACATCCTCGTAGATTTTATCTACAAAGGAGTTACCTTTGAGAGCCTTATACGCTTCATAAAGCAATACAAAATTCTCAAATTCATATTGTCGGATAGTCTTACTCTCTACATTTTTGTAGTAAATGCGGAGCATCTCACTACGTAACTGACAACGAGTACCATTACTTACCTTACTGATACTTATAATGATAGGAACGATAGCAGTTACGATGATGACGATTTCGCTAATAATTGTTGCTACTGTCATTCTACTACCTCCCATCCGTATACACCCGGCTCCCATACATTGCCGTCTACAGTAGATACCCAATGCTTGTCCGAGTGAGAAACCTTATCTCCTGCGGAATACGCATCGTGAGAGCCGATAGGTTGTACCCACGCAGGATATTCCTCAGTAGGGTCACTAATCGGAGTCCACATAGACGGTGTATCGGAGGGCTTTGTGTTCTGCCCCTCTCCGACATCGTGAATTGAACGATACAGATTACCCTCGTCCATAAGGATAGTACCGGCTTTACCTGTCCATTTTTCTGTCCAAGTAGGAAAGAGCGAGGGATGTTCTGAAATAGTCACATCGTCAAGTGAGCCGTCCTGAGCCATTTTCACAAATACGAGAGAGGAAACCTCCATAAGTTCTTTTTCGCTCATAAGCGTTTTCTTAAATTCCATTCCCATTATTCAAAGTTACCTCCTATCGAATTTACATAACAAGCACCCTCACCGTCATTACGATTTACTGTGACTCTGATAAGTACACCCCAACTATCAGCCGTTTTGGTCGTATTTTCAAAGATATGGACGAGTCCTCCTGTAACAGACGAGGTTGCATCCTCCCAAGTAGGTGAGTCATCGAAACCATTGTTACAAACTTCTACAAGGAAATCTGCTTCCGCAGGAATATTACGATTTACTGTGACAGTAATACGAGTAGGCATTGAGTCAGACTCCATCGGAGTGCTATTCATAATAGAGAACGAGGTCACATTCTTAGTGAATGTATAAGTTCTCGTAGCACTGTTGCCGAAACCGTCACTTGCCGTAATTGTCATAGTGTGTGTGCCGTTGGTCTGCTTGAGCCAAGTTTCTGCGGTTACTGCGAAAGTATTAGTAGCACCGAGCGTAGCCGTATAAGAACGCAACTGCTCACCATCAATTTTTTCGATTACCGAAACAGTATCGCCGTCAGCATCCGTAATTGTATAAGTCTGAGAAAATCCTGTGGTTTTAGTACCGAGATTTCCGTCAGAGCCGGAAATAACCGGGGCTTGATTATTTACAATCGTTTTAGAAGTGGAGGTCGTATAAGCACTTGCCGCACTCTGAGAGTCAACTGCTTTAACTCTGTATCGGATAGAGGTCTGTCCGTATGTAACGGTGTGATTATAGGTACGAGCAGTTCCGCTATAAATCTGACTATAACTACTGCTACCGTTATAAGCACACTCAAGTACATAAGTAACTGTATCTCCGTCAGGGTCAGTAACCGAACTCCACGAGATAGTATTAGACTTACCGCCGTATACCGTAGTAGGTACATTCAGCGAGGTAGGTGCAGACGGTGCGGAGTTCCACACGAATGTATAGCAACCGTCACTATCCGTAGTATCAGATACAGAGAGGGTAGATAAAAGATTAAAAGCGGGGCGAACGCCACGGCTACCGTTGC